TCTGTATGAGGTTGTGTTTTCTTTCTAGTTTCTACAATTCTTCTGACTGTACATATCTTACACTCATATGAATAAGCAGATGCTAGGGTTCCTCTATCCTTCCTTGTTAAATAAAACCCATCTATTAAATTTTTAGTTTCACCACATACTCTACATTTCCTATCAGAAAGTAATAGGTGTCCTAACCTTATCTGCTTATCTAATTCCAATTACCTATATTCCCACATATAAGTTCTATCACCATATTCATCAGCATTAAAATCACCTGGTGTTCCAGCCAATCTATCTAATTCTAAAGATCCATTATCCATAGTATTCCATCTATCTCCTTCTGCATCAACAAAAGTTCCCTCATCATCTAATCCATCCATAATGAAACCAAATGGGGACATATCTTGTTCTATCTGATTCTTCTGCTCTTCATACAATCTCTTTCTTACATCTTGATCAGTAAGTTCTTTGAAATAATCCTGTGCTACTAACCATGCATAGATGACAAGACACATAGCAAGATCATCATTACATCCTTCTTCTGCCTCAAATGAGTTGTGCTTTTGAATGAATGTAGTCAGTTCACTCAATATCTCATAATCATTAAAGATGAGTTTATCTTCTTCTACTAGTGTCTTTAAGTTAAGAGAACCAACCTTCTTAACTGTTTTAGACATCTTGACACCAAGTTGTGTCTTCTTACCAGAGAATCCTTGACCTACAACTTGACCTGCTCTACCCCTCATAGAACACATAAGTAGATTCTCATACTCCAAATCATAGTTAATAATAGATGCAACCTGATCTCCCACATCATTTACTTCACATAAAATGAATGCATTATTATAACTCTTTGCTACTTCCCATATCACATTAGGAAATAACATAGGTTTTATTTCATTATTTCTATATTTTGCTATTACCTTATGAGGGAACTCTGTAATATCAAAAACCACAAAAGCAGAATAGTCACCACCAACTCCTCTTGCTACATCAACACTTATTACATAATCATGATTCTCTATAACATTTTCATATACATCTAATCCAGCACTTCTCTTCTTTGGATTTTCATATACCAATGCTCTAAGTTTACTAGGAGCAATCAAAGTATCTACAGATCCTAAGAACTCGCATTCAAACTCAACCTTAAACTGTGCCTCTGAAGTGTTGGCAATGGTAGATTTCTTCCACTTCTCATCCCTACCAGGCACTTCACTCCAATGAACATCAGTAGGAATATATTCATTCTTAGCCCTCTCAGCATCATGCCACAACCTATAGAAGTGGTTCATACCATGAGGCGTAGAGACTATAATAACTTTAGTGCTCTTACCTGAGGTAATAGTAGGATAAACTGAACTGAAGAATGAGTCAGCAATATGGTTAGGAACAAAAGCAAATTCATCCAAGAATAGGATGTTAAATGACATACCCCTAACAGCAGATGCTGATGTAGAAGCAGCAAGAATCTTAGATCCATTCTCTAGTTCTAGACTTCCCCTGTTCCATGCTATGATACCCTGTTGCATCCACTTAGGTAAATTCTCATAAGCAGTTTGCAATCTACCTAGCAGTTCTCTAGCAGTGGCTGCTTTGTTAGCTAGTATACCTACATTGACACTATCATTAAAAACAACATAGTGTAGAAGATAAGCAACACAAGTTGTAGACTTACCTGTCTGTCTAGGCATCTTACAGATATTGAATCTGTTCTCATGGAAGTTCTTAATTAACTTCTTTTGGAAATGGTAAGGTTTAAATGGTGTCAGACCTTCATCAAGACTTACAATCTTGACATACTTCTCTGCAAAATAAATGGGATCATTTCTACATGCATAAAATTCAAGTATTTGTTCTTGAGTAAACTCTTGAGCAACATTTGCTCTCTTCAGATTGGGATTACCCAAATAGATGTTGTCTGACATAATAAACCTCCTACATCATTTCATATTTGCCAAATTTTTTATCATGTTCTATAGTTTTCCTTTGCAGTTCTAGTATTTTTTCTAAATTTTCTACTTTTTTTACTAATTCTTTAGTACGTTGATCCTCCGATTTGGAGGAGTGGTTCTCCTTGTTCATGTTTTGAAACTTGGTAATTCCAGAGTTTTGCGCCAGGATACACTTTTACCACTTGATCCTGAACTTCTCTGCGTGATGGTTTTTTGATTGAAGGGAAAAACATTTTTATCATGTAATTTTTGCCTCTCCAAGCCAAATAAACGTCAATTACATTTCCTACTCCAGCTCGTAACTTAGTAGCCTCTTGAAAGGAAATCATTATGATAGTACATCATTTACTTTTATATTTAGGTTTCTTTATACTTGTAGTGCTGTGAATATAACCTTGAAGGTAGTGGAACTAGATGAAG